CATATGGATAGTGTATTATATAAATAATCATATTGTTTAAATTCATTTTTTCTATATTGAATGTATAATGGAATTACAAAGAATAGATTTTATATTTTCCTATTGGATATTTTCATGGTATTTACTTTATATTACCAATATAATCGAATATAGTCCAAAATTTGTTTTTTTATTAGGTATAATAGAAAACATAATATTATTATTTTTTATTACACAAAATGGTTCGACTATAGAAACAATCATAAAATTCATAGTTATCAATATAATCATAAAAATAGTTCCTTATTACACAATAATAAATGATAAAATAAAAGATAAAGATATTTTAGTTTCCTCTTTAATATTCATAATATACAATATCTGGTTATATATCAACAACACCACAATAGTGAATATTTATTACAAAATATACAATTCGTTAATAAATAACAAAGAAAATACACCAGGAATGATGATGATAAAATATTTGATAAAAAAATAAAATTTAGAGCAAAATTAAACACTTGGAACAAACTGCCAGTCTAAATCATGACATACTTTCTTCCAAATCATATCTTGTTCTAATTGTTTTTCTCTATCTTTCATCATCGGTATATAAGGTAAATATTGTGTTTGGTCTAATAAAACACAAAGTTGATGTAATGTATATGTATAATTGAAGAAATTCGTTCGATTTGCAGGACAATGTGTTGCCCAAGGCTTCTGAATTTCTATAAATAAAACACATAAAGTTTCATGTAATTCTTCATTCATAATAGGAGGTTTTATACCAAACAATGAATTAATATACTGAATGTGTTCAAAATATTTATTAAAACCTAATTTTCTCAAAATATCACGCATTTTATCATAATTTATTAAAGACATATCTTTAATACGTTCTTTTTTGATACGTGACCGAATCGCCTCAATAACTTCTTCTGGAATCTGTGTAGTCTCTTTTGCTTGAAATTGTGATAAAATCTCTTTGAAATGGTTCAATCGAATATAGGCTGTATAAGATACTTCACTGGGAGGCTCTTTGTTCGTTGGTTTTGAACTATCAATAATATATGTAATGAATTTTCCACAATTTGGATTATTACATATTAATATTCCTTCTTCATCTTGTGGAATGAGTTCTCCATTATTACAATTTTCACATACATCAGAAGCAACTACAAAATCCATAATATTCGTAATTTCGTTATTTACATTTCTCCAATAATTCTGATATGCATTTTTCGATTGAGTATATTTTTCGCTTTGTGGATTTTCTGCTTCTGGGTTTGTTGATTTGATTTTGAAAAAAGAATTTAAGATATTTGTATTTTGATTCATAGTTGAACCAGAAGAAATCTGTTTCTTTTGTTCAAAATAATTGAAAATATATTTTGAGTTCTCTAATAAATAATTCTTTTTCTCTTGTTTTATTGATTTAATTTGTGCTTTTAAAGAATAAATTTTGTCTCTTATGTCTAAATATTGTTCTATTTGGTTTTTATTCAAAGATTTGATTTTTATTTTCAATTCATCGATTTCTATATGGAGTGCAGGTATAGTTCTTGAATCATTTTCATGAAATTTATCTAACATTTCAGTATGTTTTTCATCAATTGTATTTGCTTGGTGTTTTTGTAAATTACTGGAACTCGGTTTGGATGATTTTAATTTATTTGATTGAATTGGATTAATCATTTTTATTTTGTTTTTAGTTTTTCGATATTATAATAGTTAGATTTACAACTTTATATATTATTTTGATTGATTGATTTATTCAGTTTTTCGTTGATATTTTATGAAAATCGGAATTCGCTTCAAAATAATATTTAAATTATTGATATTTTGTATATGCCAACCGAATTATTAGTAACATCATTAGGTGAATTACAAGATAATATAAAAATTGAAAAATCAGTTTTAAGAAAATTATTATTTCTAGAAAATGCATTAGAACAGGGTTGGACAATTAAAAAATCAGACGATTCCTATATTTTCACAAAAAAACATGAGAATAGAAAAGAAATATTTAAAGAAAATTATTTAGAAAAATTCTTGATATCAAATTTCAATAATCAAGATATTTTGAATACTTGAATAAAAATCAAATTCGCATAATTTTATGTTAAATAATGAAAAATTCAAAAAATCTGAAATTATGAGTAATTGATTACTTTAGTAAATTATTTAGAATTAAATTATGAATTACAAATAATTTTTTTCTAACTTTATATTGTATAAACTATATATCGATTCAAATTATTTAGGATTTTTTCATTTTTATTACTGAAAAATAAAAAAAAAGAATTATTTTATTTTTCTCCAAATTATTTTCTTATTCATATTATATACGACAGTATAAAATATGGCTGGTGGACTTATGCAACTCGTCGCCTATGGCGCACAAGACGTTTTCCTTACTGGAACCCCTGAAATTACCTTCTGGAAGGTGTCATACAGACGCCATACCAACTTCGCTATGGAATCCATTGAACAAACCTTCTCTGGACAAGCCGATTTCGGTCGTCGTGTTACATGCACAATCTCAAGAAACGGAGACCTTGCATACAGAACTTACCTTCAAGTAACTCTTCCTGAAATCAACCAATCTATGGCCCAAGGCACAACAGGTGCTGATGGTGTCTATGCCCGTTGGTTAGATTTCATTGGTGAACAATTAATCGCCCAAGTTGAAGTCGAAATTGGTGGTCAACGTATTGACCGTCAATATGGTGATTGGATGCACATCTGGAATCAACTTACTCTATCCAGAGAACAACAACGTGGATACTACAAGATGATTGGTAACACCACCCAACTTACCTACATTACTGACCCTAACTTTGCTGGTGTTTCAGGTCCTTGCTCTGCTGCTGGTGTTCCAAACCAAGTTTGTGCTCCACGTAATGCTCTTCCAGAAACCACCCTTTATGTACCATTCCTATTCTGGTTCTCAAAGAACCCTGGACTTGCCCTTCCTCTAATTGCCCTTCAATACCACGAAGTCAAAATTAACCTTGATATCCGTCCTATTGGCGAATGTCTATGGGCTGTTAAATCATTAGCATCAACTGTCAATGGTGGTTCCCAATCAGTTTCCCAAGCATACCAACAATCCCTTGTTGCTGCTTCCCTTTATGTTGACTATATTTTCCTTGATACTGATGAACGTAGAAAGATGGCACAAAACCCTCATGAATACCTTATTGAACAAGTTCAATTCACTGGTGATGAATCTGTTGGTTCATCATCAAACAAAATTAAACTTAACTTCAACCATCCATGTAAGGAATTAGTCTGGGTTGTCCAACCTGATGCTAATGTTGATTACTGTTCATCTCTTGATGCTGGTGGTATCCTTTACAGAACTCTAGGTGCTCAACCATTCAACTACACTGATTCCATCGATGCCCTTCCAAACGCCATCCATGCATTCGGTGGTCCAAAGGAAGTTGCTGGTGCTAATTCATTCATTAACGCTTCTGGATTATTCCAAATGGCTGGTGCTGATGATGGAACTCCTAGTGGTTCTGCTTGGTTAAACTCTGCTACTGCAGCAAGTTCTTATCTTGCATTTGACCCTCAAGGTGGAAGTAACGAAGGCTCACTTGTCTCTGATGCTGGAACTTTCGTTCTTGCTGAAACTGCTCTTGACATGCACTGTTGGGGTGAAAACCCAGTTGTCACTGCCAAACTTCAACTTAATGGCCAAGACCGTTTCTCTGAACGTGAAGGAAACTACTTTGATGTTGTTCAACCATTCCAACACCACACCAGAAACCCAGATACTGGTATCAATGTATACTCATTCGCTTTAAGACCAGAAGAGCACCAACCAAGTGGTTCATGCAACTTCTCAAGAATTGATAACGCTGTCTTACAACTTGTCCTTTCTTCACCAACTGTTGCTGGAACTGCCACTGCCAAGGTCAGAGTATATGCAGTTAACTACAACGTCCTACGTGTCATGAGTGGCATGGCTGGTGTTGCTTACAGTAATTAAACGTATTTTGTTAGCATTTATGGTAACAATTAAAATTAAAAATAAAAAACAATAAAAAATAAAAATAAACAACAATAAAAAATAAATATCAAAACAATTAATTTGATATTTATTGTTTTGAATAAGATAAAAAATTGAAATAATTTTATTAGTTTATATATTTGATATAAAATCAAATATGTCAATAACAGAACCAATTCATGAAAATATCATTGAGAATTTCAATCAAAATTTCAATGAAGATGATAATATTAAAATAATTATTGATAAAGCTGATAATAAATTAACGACTATTATGGAGAATTGGTGTAATTGCACTGATGAAAATTATGCTGGTGGAAAAATGCGAGGAATGCGAGGAGATGATGTTGAAAATTTCACAAAAGAAATAATCAAAGACATTGGCGAAACATTTAAAGTAGATGTACGTGCAATAAAAGGAAGTTCTGATAAAAAACAATTATTAATCAATCATAATAACAAAGTAATCAAAAAAGACCACCAAGTAGATATACATATATACAAAAATAATGAATTTGTTGCTGTTATAGAATGTAAAGCATATTTAGATAGTTGTTATTATGTTCGTGCATGTGATGATTTCAGATTATTCAAAAAATATGGGTATAATTTGAAAACATTCTTATTTACATTAGAAGACTCTATAGATGAGGATTCAAAAACATTTATAGATGTAGATAATGGCTTTGTTTGTGACGAAGTATTTTACATGTTAGATGGAAAACGTTCATCCAATAAACCAATATACGATAAAAAATATAAAAAACCTATCAACAAAGAAAAACTTACACATTTTGTTAAAACACTGAAAACTTTATTAGTTGATACCTAATATATTATTTTTGGCAATTTCATAATATTTAGTTTCTAATTCAATACCAATAAATTTTCTATTTATTTTTTTACATGCAACGCCAGTAGAACCTACGCCCATACAATTATCCAAAACAATATCATTTTCATTAGTGTATGTTTTAATAAGCCATTCAAGCAAATCTGTAGGTTTTTGTGTAGGATGAAGAGGTCTTTCTACACGATTGAATTTTAATACTGTCGTTGGTAACCTTTTACCATCAACACTTTCAACAAAATTTTCCTTATGTGAGCCATAATTACTTTGTTTATCTACTGCGGTTTGTGTATTCCACCTGGTATATGGCGTTGAATACCAATATTGTGGATTATAAATAGGTTGTTTTTTATAGAATACAGCGATATCTTCATTTGTTTTCATCGGTTTTCTTTTAGAATTTAAGAAATCCGAAAACTTATTTTTTTCCCAAACCAAACAATATCTGAACATTTTTAAATTCGATGTAATCATAATTGATGTGAATGGTTGAGAACCAAATAACACAATTGCACCATTATCTTTTATTATTCTGTTATATTCATACCAAAGTTTATCAAATGGAATAACAACGTCCCATGCATTTTTCGTCATTCCGTATGGCAAATCACATAATATCATATCAATAGATTTTTTCTTAATATTCTTCATCTCAACCAGGCAATCGCCATTTATAATATTATAATTAGTGTTGTTTGGTTCTAATTTATTTGTGTTTTTTTCATTTAGAACTTCGTTATTTGGTTTTATTATTGGTGAAGGTGTATCAATTGTAATTTCAGTATTTTGTGTATTTTTTTTTATTATTTCAATTAAATCACTCTTAATTTTTGATTTATATTTTTTTATACCAAGTTCTTTACATTTTAATAAGAGTTCTGGTTTAGATAATTTTGTATAATCTACTTCTTCAATTTGATAAGATATATTACTATCAGTCATATAATAATTTGATACAATAATGAAATTTTATAAAAATGTATTTTTTTCAATTTTATAAAACGGATTTATGTTTTTTACCAAAATAATTGACAACCATAAAATGCCCAAACAATAACAATAAAATACCAATATAAATATCAGTAATCAATATTACTCGTTTATTGACATCAGATTCTAAATTATAGTAAAACCAAGGTAAAGCCCAAGCTCCAAAGACTAATTGTCCGATTTGTAAAGATGTGATATATATTTTACAACCCGAAATACGTTTTCGTAAATTAGGAAACAAGGTCAATAAATAATAGAAATACATAATACTATGTACTCCAGAATTAAGAACACTAGCGAAAAAAATACCATCAAATCTATACATATAACCCAAATGCCATACGAAAGTAGCACCAATATGATGAAATTTTTGTAAAAATATTGGTGTTTTCCCTTTAGAATATAAAATAACAGTATCCATATATTCATAATATTTCGATAAACAGCATAATAATACCATATGGTCAACACCATTTATATCAAAATAAAATCCACGACCAGCAACTATTCCATGATTATAGAGAACATTTGCTAATCCAATAAATTCATATAAACTGAACACATGCAGACCCACGTTATGAACAAAAGAAACACAGTTTATTATTGTGGGAGATATGTTTCGTAATTCATTTTTTGGAAGATTCGAATAACCATATGCAGCAATTGCTGGAAATAATAAATGGAACATTGCAATTTTTTGTAGATATTATAAAATAATAAACCAAATATTTTATATATTTTTTGTTATATTGTTATAATATTCAAAATCTTCTTGTGTTTTTAAATAATGAAATGAAATAAAATTTTGCAATTCTTCTTGATTTTTATGTTTATCTGTGTATAGCGTATTTACTTGTATATAGTTTATGTCATTTAACTTTGTTACCCAATGTGCAAGTGTAACATCACCATTATGATTGAAATATAAATTTTCGATTGGTGTATTGCGAACATAGTCAATTAACTGTTTATAAATATTATTTGACATTATTATACCGGCACCTCCAGAACATGAATAAAAATTATGGTGTTCGTTATTATATTTTATATAATTACCCTTATCATTAGAATATGCTTTTCTATATTCTAATCCAAATTCTTTGTCATTTGTAAAGCAACCCATATAAAATGATAAAGAAGGATTAAAATTCATTACAAATTTTTCCAATTTTTTAGTATTTATAAAAGTATCGTCATCAATAAATACATACCAATCATAATCCAAAATCATATTTCTAAAAAATTCTATATATTTTATAGGACAACCTTCATAACTATCATCAGTATTCCATCCATAAATATATTCTCTACTATTTTTACAAGATAAATAATATACATTTTTTTTATCTATATTCTGAAAGAAACTAGATAATTGCCATTCTACTCTTGTTGGTATATATTTTTCACAAGTAAGAATAATGTAACAAATTTTCATATTAAAATATATAACAATTGACTTTATATATTTTTTGTAATAATAATTATGAGAAAATCTGGTTGTAAATAGAAAAATCTAGGTTTAGTATATAAATGAAAACAAAGACAAATAAAAAACAAACCAAAAATAAAATTAAAAACAGAATTCAACGAAAAACCAAAAAATATACAAAAAAACAAAAAGGAGGAATTACACCAATGAATAGTCCAAGACAAATTACTCCTATTAGAAATATGGAAAATATAACAAACAATAGAGAAATGCGTAATCGCAATCGTAGTTTTCAAGAAATAACATCACCATCATTTATCAGTACTCCATCAGATGATGAAAATAGTGAATATGATGACATTATTCAAGACTACTACATAAATGATAATGTTAATCTTGAAAGAGGAAGACGAAGACGTGGTGATTCATTTGATGAATTAGTAAGTCGTTTGGACTTTTCAGAAACAACTTCTAGTCCCAATTATAATGAAATGTTTATAGATGAGTTGGGTAATGATGATAGTTTTATGTCATCAGATAGCAATCAACTTATATTAATCCCTGGAACAAGAGCATATGAAGTTATTTCTGAACCTGACCCTGTAATTACTGAAAAACTGGATACAGAACTTTCTGAAAAATTAAAAAACATACCAAAAGATAAAATAAATATTGATATGAAAAAAACCGTAATGGATTATATCAATGATGAAGAAACAACAGTAGAAGATTTTTTAAAACAAAACACAGACAATATTGTTATAAGAGATGAAAATGAAAATTATTATTTAGTAAATAAAGAGACTATCAAAAATAACCAAGATACATCAGACTTATTTGTATGCAATGCAGCCACAATAGGTTGGGTTGGCGTTGTTGAATTATTAAAAATAACTAATACTAATTTTCCATTATATAACATGAATTCGATTGGAATTGAAAATTATGTTTTTAAACCAGATATAGATAAATTATTAAATGAAACAAATAGAGAACAACTTTATTTTATTATTCCTACTAAAACTGATGTACCAAGTACTGTATCTAAACCAATGTTAGAAATATATATGCCAAATGCGACAAGTGCCAATCATTGTCAAATAGGAAAAGGTGGCAAAGTATTTCGGCTGATTTCATTGAATGAATTGAACCAATCTAACTCACGAGGTGGTAAATCATATAAACAAAAACAGAAAACAAGAAAACTAAAAAATATAAAATAAAAATAAAAAATATAAAATAAAAAAACAAGTCACTAATGTTGATGAAGTATTTCTTCAATATTGAATATTATATTATTCTAATTATAGTATTATTTGAATAATATTTCGAATAGTATTTTGACAAAAATATATATTGAAAAAACTGCATAAATAAAATTTTATAAGAATTCTATTCAAAAATATTAAAATATAAAAATGTCAGTATACCATTCTTCAAATCTGAATACACAAAATGAACTTTTAATGAAAAATCTGATGGATTTTTATAATGAACAAGACAATTTAAAGAAAATGATGCGAATTATCAATGGTGAGTCCAATATTTCACTTCGTATTGTGGATTGGTTTGTTACTAATTTCTCAAAAAAATTCTATACTGTATATGAAACCAAAACGATTAAAAATGAATCAATGCGTTTCAAAGTATATAACGATTATAAATTGAAATTGAAAGCATATAGTAAAAAACGTTTCGACCCTTTTTGTAGATGGGAGCGAATTACAGTTCCATACGACGAAGAAAAATTCATGGAAACTACGATTGGACAATTAAACTTTTTCAAATGGGCAATTGAAAATAAGATAGTAGATTATATCGAACAACATTATGCTGAAATCGAAGCAGATATGAATAATCGTAATAGTACATCAAAAAAAAGAACACCAACTGATACAGAATCTACAAGTTCTAGCAATAATTCAACACCTGATAATAATCAAGATAATACAAAAACACGTAAAAAGCGCGAAGAATTATCGGTATCTGCATGTAAATGCATAAAAAAAGAAACTGTTAAAATTATTGTAAAATTCAATTAATTTGATTTTATTTGTTATTGATTTGTTGTTTCACAAAATTACAAATCATTTCTAACCATAAATTTCCAATGTCATTTGGGTCATTAATATCATAACTAACATCTTGATTTGTTTCTATTCTTAAAATGTGTGGCGAATCGTCAAATAATATAGTATTTGTATCAGGTGATAACACCTTAATCAACCATTTATCGTGATATTTTTTACATTTTTGTAAGTATTCTAGTGATATACCACCTTCACCTTGCCTTGAACGTTTATTGATTCGATTATGACATACTTCTGCATCAGCATCAATATATATAATTCCATCCAAACCAAAATCTCTTGCATATTCTTTACAAAAACTAGAATAAATCTGATAATTAATATCTTCGATTAAACCATCATCGTGAAGCATATTTGCAAATATATTTTTATCGGCTTCCAACGAACGTTCGCAAATAATAACTGAACAATTTGGATTTTCTTGAATTGCATTACGAATCATAGTTAATCTCGATGCGTATGCCATTACTTGAAAAGGAAATGCATATTTTTCTTGGTTTTTATAAAATTTTTCTAATATATTCTCGCCAGTTGCATGGTCTTTAATAGTTTCCCAAACACCGACTGGTTCTTTTAATAAAACTATTTTATCACGAATATCGCCAAACGAATTCTCTAATTTTTCAATAATTGTTGATTTTCCAGAACCGATATTTCCTTCGATTGAAATAATAAGTGGTTTGTTAGTCTTATTGAATGCAGACATTATTGTTGTTTGATTGATATGTTTATTTTGAAAATTGATTCAATAATTTTAGTTAATATTATTGAATTGTTCGATGAAAATTATTTTTTCAATTTTTCAACCCATCAGAAATTTCGAACCAAAAAAACGTATGGGTTTGTATTTCAAAATATCAAGAACACGACGTGTAGTTGGAAATTCATCTGCACCATAAATATCCTGCAAAAGCATCCATTCAAACATTCCACCTGAATAAATGTATATAGATTTGAATCCTAATCCGGATAATTGGTCGTATTTTTTCTCAACTGACATGTCACAATCATTTTTACCATAAATGATTATTTTACGACTATTCATATCATATTTATATGAATTTTCCATAATATCATTGACCGTTTTCTCTTCCAAATCGCATAATAGCGTATTTTTTATCAAACAATCTTGTTCGGTTATATTGAGTGTATTTATTAATAAGAAATCTGTTGGGAATTTTATAGCAAATTGAACATCTTCAAATGATACTTTTTTATAGGACGTTTTAAAAAGTCCAGCAAACATTTTTATTTTTGACTATGATAATATTACTTATATATTTTATGTATTTTTGACACAAAATTGAATTATTTTTTTATAAATTTATTATAATTAAATTAAAACTGTAATATGGAATCATCCAATCAAAATCAACCGAATGTTATCAGAAATATCAAATCTATTATAAATAAATTCAAAGATGATAGTAAAATCACTATGTCAAAACATGAAAGAGCAATAGAAATAAGAACAGCATACAAATTAATTTATAATAATATAGATGAAATTCATAAAAAATTTGGGGAAGTTTTATTTACAAAATTTATGGAAAGTATTAAAAAAAACGCATTATTAATTATGAATGACTTAAAAGAAAATAAAAAATTATATAAAGTTTGTGGTAAACATATTACGAGATTATATAATTATGTAACAGAATACATAGAATTAAGAGAAAAAGCAACTATTGACGCAAAGCGAAAATTAACAAAGATTTTATGCAGTGATTTATCGGAACATATCATTTCATTTGTTTGAAAATAGTAAAAATTTTACAAAAATACAAAAAAATAAATTATAGTCAAAAACAAATTAGTAGTTTTGACCATAATTTATTTTTTTATATAATCATATAAAACTAAATACATGTTTTAATATATTTACATGACAGTAATAAATAATATAGAAATCGACGATATTCAATATAAAAGAAATATAATAAAAGAGGCGATTTCGAATAATGAACCAATCGAAGATAAACTCAATGTTGTTATAGTAATTTCAAATCCATGTCTTTATGCAAGACGATATATTTTAACAAGAGAGTTTGTTCAACGAATAGAATTAGAAGAAAATGATATTAATTTATATGTAGTAGAACTAGCATATAAAAAACAGCGATTTTTAGTTACTGATTCAAAAAATTCTCGACATCTACAAATCCGTACTGAAATACCAATTTGGCATAAAGAAAATATGATTAATTTGGGAATTCGTAAATTATTACCAAAGGATTGGAAAGCAGTTGCGTGGATAGATGCTGATACTGAATTCGATAGTCCAACATGGGCGAAAGATACACTCAAAATATTGAATGGAACAAAAGATATTGTGCAATTATTCAGTCATTGTATAGATATGAATGAGAACGAAGAAGCAATGAATATTTTTTCTAGTTTTGGTAACCAATTTACAAAAGGATTACCTTATATTAATAAATCTATTAATTTTTGGCATCCTGGATTTGCATGGGCATGTACAAGAAAAGCATATGAAAAGATGGGTGGTTTGTATGAAAAAGCAATTTTAGGTTCTGCTGACAATATTATGGCTTTAAGTTTGATAGGAAAAGGATTGAAGGGTGTTAATGAAAAATCGACAGAAGATTACAAAAATACGATTCTAGAATTTCAAAATCGTGTTCGGTCATTGAGATTAGGATATGTTCCTGGGGTTATTCGCCACTTTTTTCATGGTTCAAAGAAGAATCGTAAATATGCAGAGCGATGGCAAATATTATTGAAATATAATTATTCGCCATCTCTTCATGTTACTGGTGATAAAAATGGTATTCTGATTCCTACAGAAAATTGTCCGAAACAAATGTTAGATGAAATTATGTCTTATTTTAAGGAGCGTAATGAAGATGAATATTATGAAAAAGGGAAAAATTCTGCAAATTTTGTAAAATTAGTAGAAACAATTTCAAGTGAAAAATTAATAGATTCTGATAAAAATGAAGAAAAACAAGAAGAAAATGATATTGAAGAAATTACTCATATTGTTATTGATTATGAACAAGAAGAAGAATGTATAGACGATGATGAATTTGATGAAGAAACATATTATGACGATGATGACGATGATGATGATGATGACGATGATGACGATGATGACGAATATTATGAAATACAAGAAAAAAATATACAAAATAATACAATTTTACATTCTTTTTTTAATATATTAAAACGTTTTACTGGAAATCCATAATAATTAACTATTTATAAATTGTATCAAATCTCCACGGTTATATCCTTTCAAATTTCTATAATTTTCAATATAAATTTCAAATAATCTTTTGGTTGTTTCTCTGTTATATGATAAATTAGTACAAGGTGATTTAATAGTAAAATTATTGACAAAATTTTCGACTGAAATATTATTATAATTGATATTCGTTCTTTTATCAAAATTACTATTACAACATGGACAACGAAATAAATCAAGTTCATGAATTTTATTTTTTATTTGCATTTTTAACCACATTTTTATTCCAACCATAGAATATAATACACCTTCTATTTTTATAGAATTATTAGTTGTCAATATTTGCATTGTAATTGGGCATATTTTTCTTCCATTTTCAGTTTTGTTATTTGGTGTATTTTCAACACTCAAATTATTAATAATTTCTATTTTCATTGCATTTGCCATTCTCAAATTATTTGATAGAAGTTTTTTATAATTTATATCAAATTTATAGAAATATTGTTCAATTTTATACAAAATGCATAATTTTGTGTAAATTTGCAAAAAAAAAATCAATGTAATATATTACTAATATTCGTATTATTCTTGTTTTTCCAAAATCCAAATTCATTATGTTTGCCATAATGACCAAAACAACCTTCTTGAAAAATATACGAAGGTTCTAATAAAATTATTTCTTTTTTATTCTCATATGACATATAGCATTTTTGTATAATGCTCGGTCCAGTAGTATGATAAACATATATAAATTCTTTATCATCTACACTATCCTCAATTTCATTTTTGTTTTCATTTAATACTTTATGAAAATCCATTTCAGAATTTAAAATAGTATCTATAATGTGTTTTAAAAATGGATGATTTTTTGGTGAATAAAAAGCATAATTTCCTAATGAAAATCCATTGGATGTTTTGTATTCCATTGGAAAAATACATTTCGTCTTATCCAAATCATCAAATGATTTTTTCATTTCCATATCCAAATCCAAATAAACACCACCAAAATAATATATTAATAAATAGCGAAAAAAATCAATTTGTTGTATTTTATATTTGAACTTTGTAAAAAAATCATAATATTCGGGAAATTGATTTTTTATAAAATAAATAATATTTTCATCTGTCATCAAAAAATGTTTACAATTTTTATTTAATTCTCTCATATTTTCAATTAATGGGGCACACATTGGTGGAACCCCTTCATTTTTCCATGTTTGGAAAATATTTAATTTGTCATTTTCATTCATATTGATATCTTGATATTTTGTTATGTTTTTATTATGTTTTATTTGGTTTTATTTTATGATTTTTATTACAAGAATTACATTTTTTTCCTATTGTTCTTATTGTGCTAATATTATTAGCTATTGGTTCGATATTTGGACAAGGGAATGGAAAATTGATTGGACATATTTCTGGGTATTTTGCAGGACATGTTCTTGCAGGACAATGTAAAATAAGATTTTTCAAAAATTTATTCAGTTTGTTCAAATTATGTATATATTACATTAAATTGTTTATTCTATAATTCAGTTTATCAAAAAATTGAATTCTCAATATCAAAAAAAGCACTAGATATTACTAATCAAAATATCGATATTAAATGGATTTAACGCAAAACAAACTTTCCAAATCAGAATGGATGACTATTGAAGTATCTGTACCAGAAAATGAGAAACAAATTATTAAATTAATTATGGATGGTTATCATAATGTAAACATCCATACAAACGAAAATCAATCAATGTATTCATTCGTAAAAATAGAACAAAATCCAGAAACAGAATATTTATTATACAAAAAATATTTTCAAGAACAAATACAAGAAATCATAAAAAAATACGGTAAAAACACTCCTTTGGAAAACTATATTGATTCAAATAATGGTGGCGAATTAAAACATATGAAAAGTGCAGATATGATACGCATTCAAAATCTCGAAACAAATATCAAAGAAAATAAAAAATTTATATTTGAATTCCTTATTTTGGATTTATGTGGGGATTTATTAAAACAAATATCAAAACGAAAACAAAAATATGCATTTTATCTTTATACAATCGTTCAATTAAAAAAAGCATCCATTCATAATATCAATAAACATGTCCTTTCATTTTTAGAATTAGTGACAAATTACGCAAACTCTCTTACAAAAACAAGTGAGATTATTACAAACGCGTATGAATTCATAGAACGTAATAAATATTTATTGAAATATGAAGACCATGTATTATTCAAACATCAAAAAGAATTATTTACAATTTGTAAACATTCAAACCGATTCATTCCGAAATTAATATTATACACAGCACCAACTGGTACTGGCAAAACATTATCACCAATTGGTCTCTCTGAAAATTATCGTGTAATATTTGTATGCGTAGCCAGACATATCGGTTTAGCACTTGCAAAATCCGCAATTTCAGTTGAAAAAAAAGTCGCATTTGCCTTCGGTTGTACAACTGCATCCGATATTCGATTACATTATTTCTCGGCTATCAATTATACTCGAAACAAACGTTCTGGCGGAATCGGAAAAGTTGATAATAGTCAAGGTGATAATGTTGAAATTATGATATGTGATGTTCAATCATACATTACAGCGATGTATTACATGTTAGCATTTAATCCAGCCGAAAAAATAATCACTTTCTGGGATGAACCTACAATTACATTGGATTATGAAGAGCATCCACTACATAAAACAATTCATGAAAATTGGCAAAAAAATACAATTCCAACTATGATTTTATCTTGTGCAACATTACCAACTCAAGAAGAATTACATCCGATTTTCAACGATTTTCGTTTGAAATTTGATGAAGCCGAAATTCATACAATAACAAGTTATGATTGTCGTAAATCAATACCGATATTAAACAAAAACGGTGAATGTGTATTGCCACATTATTTGTATTCTGAATATAAAGAATTACATAATTGTGTAAAATATTGTGAAAAAAATAAAACACTCCTTCGTTATTTTGATTTGAGGGAAATCATCAATTTCATTGAATATATAAACGATAATGATTTTATAAATGAGCGTTATTCAATTGATAATTATTTCAATGGAAATATCGCCGAAATAACAATGAATACTTTGAAGGAATATTATTTAATCGTTTTATTAAATTTGGATTTCGAAAAGTGGAGTGAAATTTATCAAACCATGAAAATAGGTAGAAAACGTAAATATGGCGGTGAAAATATAAGAAAAACAATGAGCACAGATACAAACTCACGAACAGATTCGAATATATTCAGAACGAATAGTTTAAATTCTGTTTCGGTCAAGAAACCATCTCAAACAAATTCTGCCGCAAATGGCATATTATTAACTACTTCGGATGCATATACATTGACAGATGGACCTACTATATTTCTAGCAGACGATGTCAACAAAATTGGGACATTTTATATTCAACAATCCAATATTGATTCGAATGTTTTCAAAAACATATTATCAAAAATAATAAAAAATGGTGAGATTTTGAAACGAATTGAACACCTAGATGGGCAAATCGAAATATTGGAATCAAAAACAACGACAAATAAAGAAGGTGAAAAGGAAAAATCGTCTGCTAGAGAAAGTGGGCGGTTATGTAAAGAATCTGAAAAGATGATGGAGGAAATAAATAAAATACGTAAAGAAATAAAATTAGTTTCGCTCGACCCACAATATGTTCCAAATACAAAACCGCATCAAGAACTCTGGACACCAACCAAAGAAGTCTATGAAAATGCATTTGTTTCAAATATTGGTGAAGATATGGCAAAAGAAATCATGTTATTGGATATTGAAAACAACCTTAAAGTGTTGTTATTATTGGGAATTGGTATGTTTTCACAAAATATTACAAATTCAAAATACATTGAAATTATGAAAACTCTGGCAGATGAACAACGTTTGTTTATCATAATAGCATCAACTGATTATATTTATGGTACGAATTATCAGTTTTGTCATGGATTTATTGGTAAGGATTTGACGAGAATGACACAACAAAAAACATTACAAGCAATGGGGCGTATTGGTAGAAATAATATTCAACAAGATTATACCATACGATTTCGTGATGATGAAATGATTGCACAATTATTTAAAAAACCAGATGTAAATTTGGAAGCACATAATATGTGTGTTTTGTTTTGTAGTGATTAATAGTGAAATATCGATTTCAAAATCGAAATATCAAAATCAAAATAAAAATAAAAAATTAATATTAAATCCAATACTAATTTTTTTATGTCTTTATGTGTCGTTTTAACTACTTATTTATTCATATTTTTACGAGTACCATTTCTTCTTTTTCTACAATAACGTCTTTGTGTTCCTCTTGCATAAGAACATGATTTAACAGCACGCTTACATTTAGTTAGTTTTCTACCACGACATGGGGTTTTAATTTGACGAGACATTCTTGAATGATATATTATCTATGGAGAAATATATTTGATATACTATAAAAAACAAATATACCTAAATTTTTATATATTGAAGTTTTCTAATTACAAGATATTTATTTAGTATCAAAAATTGAAATAAAAAAGACTTTATCTGATTTTCAATAATATTTGATAATTATGGAGTTTCTGAATCGTGTAAATAAAGTTATCAAAATTATTAGTGATACCAAGTATAATGGGGCTTATGCAAAGATAATATCATCTTCAGAAAAAATTTATGAAGATGAATATCCAGAAGGTTATTTTATATACACAGTAGAGTTAGAGAAACCAGTGTATTCTAAAATATTGAATAGAGATATTAAGATTATATCTGCATATAGTCATTCATCCGAAATAGTTAATTAATGTTGAAAATCAAAGTAAATTATGTAAAAATATATTAATAGTATATATAGAATGACCGATTACGTTGTATGTATTCCATCGTATAAAAGAGCGGAATTATGTAATGAAAAAACATTATCAACTTTGAATAAAATGAAAATACCATCTGATAAAATTAATGTTTATGTTGCTGATAAAGAAGAATATGAACAATACAAGGAAGTTCTCAATCCAAAATTATATAATAAATTAGTTATTGGAATAAAAGGTTTAGTTCCACAAAGACAATTCATTATGGAACAATGGCCAGAAGGAAAACATATCGTATTTTTTGATGATGATGTAGCAAGTATTGATTTAAAAATGTCGAAATTCAAGAGTAAATCATTGGATTTTTTCTTTCGTGAAGCATTCAATGAATCTAAAAAACAGAAATCATTTATTTGGGGAGTTTATCCAGTATTCAATCCATTTTTCAGAAAAGCACGTGAAGAAATTTCTACTTGTTTGAATTATATTGTTGGTGCATTTTATGGCATTATCAACCGTCCTAATTTGAAATCGATTCAATTGACATTGACAAAGGAAAATGGACAAAAGGAAGATGTAGAGAGAACAATCAAATATTTTGTTGAAGATGGTATTGTTGTTCGATTCAATCGAGTTGGTTTTGTTACAAAATATTATGGTAAAGAAGGTGGTCTAGGTACATTCGAAGCAAGATTGAAACCTATGTTAGAAGCATCGCAGAAATTGAAAAAAGAATTTCCTGAATATGGTGAGATTTCGACCAAAAAGAATGGTATGACCGAATTTCGTTTGAAGAAAATTCTTGCGAGAACTGGCAATAATGAAGAAGTAAGTTCAAAGAAATCGAACAAAACAAACAAAAAACACAGTAAGAGGGATAAAAATACGACTGTTAAGAAACGATAATGATAAAAAAAATATATTGATAATATATAATCATATATTATGAATTGTGGAACTAGAAATCTACTTTTATCTGGTCAAAATGAATTACAAGAAATAATTAATGAAATATCTTTGTTTTTTAATAATAGCAATTCTATTGAATTATCAGAGCAATTCAAAAATAAAATAATAAATCAAATAGAACAAGGAAATATAAATTTATCAAGAAATAATTATTTGAAAAAAAATGATTTTGATAAAAATTTAGATATAATTACATTATTAGATTTACCACATAAAGTAGTATCATCTGCATATGGATGTATACATGATTTTTATGATAATGAAACAGCACATAATTCATGGAATCATAATTTGGCTATATTTAATCCAAATTTATTAAATTCTGGATTAAATCAAAAAACATTACAAATAATAGAAAAATATTATAATGGATTATCATACAAAACTACCCATAAACTAACTGATATTTGGATTAACAATCAAATAGAAGTAGATAATTTATTGAATAATTATATTTCAAATTATTCATTTCCTATAATAAATTATACGATAACTCGTTATGATGAAGACAATAATAACAATGATATATCAGCTATAAGATTATTTTTGAATAAATATAACATTGAACCAAAAAGAATAGTTTGGGTTGTAGATACTTTTCCTTCTTGGTTGATTAATATATCATCAAATAAATTAAATATGAAAGGTAGTATAGCTGACATTGATGGTGCTTCATCGTCATTAGAAGGTAATTTCAATTCAAATGAACTAATAGGAAATTTCAACGAAATTCAAGTAGGTCATTTAAAATTCAATATATATATGAATGATAATGCTAAATTGCCGGTTGGTATATATGATATTAGAAATAATAAATATATAGCAAATGCTGATAAAAACGCAAGTGTACAAAAAATAATTAATACAATTACAAAAGAATATCCTGATACTGATTTTTCAAAAGCAAATCGTTCTAATACAATAAATACATATGATATACAATTTTTATCAAATTTTGCTTTTGATGAACACTTATTAATATTGGAGTATATAAAAGCTGGTGGCGATCAGGCACCAATAGATATTGCTGAAAAAATTGTTGAAAAAATAGATAGCCCTGACGGTAATTATAATAAATATATTTTTTGGTTTACAACCGGAGACGAATTAGCTTTTGAACTGGCTAAGTCAAGAGGAATTGCAGCTCTATATATATCATCCAAATTTATTAAAATCAGTATACCGACAAGTATGACAAATCCAGACGTAAGACTTCCTACTATAATTAATTTTTTTTCAAAATTTGAAAAAATGAAATTATTTTTTAATGTATTTAATGTATCAGAATTAAATCAAAGAAATCCTTTCAAAGAAATGATAGAATATATAAACAAAATATCAAATTATTCAATATCTGGTAAAATATTTGCTTCTAAAACAATAGAACGATTAAAAGAATATTTTATTAAATCTAATAATAATATTGAAAAAATAATACAAGCTATACATTTACTATCAAATAGTTTTACAACAGAAAATTATTCAGATTTTTATAAATATATTGAAAAAAACTTGAATAATATTGATTTCAATATAGATGGTATATATGATTTTTTATTTTATGGCGATGAATATAATTATACATTTTCATTAGAAGAAACAAGACAATTTAATAAAATAAATATTTCGAGAGAAGAAATAATATCAGAACCAACTACAGATATACCAATAGTTTCTTTTTGCGATAATTATTTACAATATGGTGAAAAATCAAAAATAGATAATTCATTAGATTGTAGTAAAGAAAATGATGTTGTATTATTAAAAGAAAATGCAGTTGATTATTTAAAAAATGTATGTTCTAACAATGAAAATATGAATGAATGTATGAACTCACGTTTTGTATTATTGAAAACGCCAATTAAAAAAGGAAAAACTCCTACGAATACTAATGATGTTATAACAGAGCTAACATTGCACGAAAATTGGTTACTAATAGGTGAAAATTATTATTTTTCAGGAGGAAAATGGATATTATTACCAAAAAATCCATATACAAATGTTACAATTGATATATTAAGAATATTAGTAAAAAATAGAACTATAATAGAACTATTACACGACATACCTATGGAAATATTCAATATAGATTTCCAAGAACAAGGTATTGTAAAACAGGCAATGGAGAGAATTATTTATATATTCAAGATCTTACAATTATCTCTTGAAAATTTAGAAATAGATAATTCATATTTAAGTAACAATATAGAATGTATATTTGTAGATTTTTTATTATGTCCAATTGTTGAATTAGAAGCAAAAAAAGGTTTAGGATTTCAATATGAAACTACACCAGTTACATTTAATACTAGAAGAACTAAAATTGATGTAACAACTGAATTTACACAAAATTTTTTGAAAAATATATATAGAATATATAATATACCTTCGATTATCAATGATGTTATAAATACGATAGATATCAGTAATTTCAAAAATTATTATTATAATGATACAAGCGATTATTTAAATAATTTAACATCTAATTTGAATTCTAAAGTGTTAATAAATCCATCAATCAATGATGATTATCAATATATAATGAATTATAATAATGTATTAAATAATTATGAATCAAATTATAAAACATTTATAGATTTTCAATCAACATTTTATCAAACAGGTGGAAAAAAAACAAAACAAAATAATAGAACCAAAAAAAATAAACATAAAAAAACTAAAACTAAAACTAAAACTAAAACTAAACCTAAAAAACAATCAAAATCCAATAAAACAAATAAAAAACGATAAATAAATTATTATCTATTTTGCATAATAATTTATTCTATTTTATTTTGATATTATTCTATCTATCTTCTTGACTTTCCTTTTCTCTTTTTATTTGTTTTATTTTTCGATTTACGATTTTTTCTAGAACTCTTTTTTGATTTACCACCTTTGGAACCATTGCAATGTTTTTTAACTGCTTCTTCTAATTCACTATCTGATATTTCAGCAAATGTATATTCAGGAGAACCTGGAGCACATAATAATGTTATAAGAAATAATGTCATATTACTATCATAGATTTGAGAATCTCTCTCTTCTTGTTGTTTTTCAGGATAACTACCAATAGTTAATGCGAATGCAATTTTAACTTTATCTTTAATATCATTATCATTTGAAATCAAGAAATCTTTGAAAGATTGAAATTTTGTTTTATCAATTTTAGGATTACCATTAATAATATCATAAATAATTTTTTCTTGTGCTTTAATAACATTTATTTGTCTATCCCGCTGAAGTCCATTGAAATACAACTTTACATTAATTACAGATTCATAAACATTTTTGAAATATTCAGCATAAATATTTGCAATATCGTTAGCAACATCAGCATTATTAGCTATTAAATCACCAATTCCACTCATTGTTTTGAATATATATTATAATTAGAAATTATAATGTACTAAATATAATAAAATCATCGATTGATTCAATAATAATTTCCTCATTTATTCTTTCTTGTATTATTATTATTACTACGACGCATTGATTTCATTGTTTTACGATGACTTTCATAGAATTTCTTCGATTTATTCATTGTTCTCAACCAAACATTTTTTCTCAAATAACAAACAATTGATAGCCTTTTTGTTTCATCGTCCTTTTTCACCATCGGTAAATTTCCATGTGGTTGATGAACATCCATAAATAATACATCACCAGTTCTCACATCTACTCCAATACCATATTGTGGAAAACAAGTTTCAGCGCCTTTATAATCTCCTTTTTCTATTACCACCAAATTACCAAATCCATCAATATCATCTCCTTTATCGGTATGGATACTAGTCTGGTAATTTACATTTGTTGTAACTGTAGTAAATGATGTATTTGGAATTTTGAAATGTGTTTGGTTGGCTTTTTTACGCTGTAAAGCATATTGTTCAGGAGTCATTTTTTCATATAATTTATCAATATCTTGAACTAATGGAATCGTTTTTTGATATAATTCTGGATAATCCATATTGAATCTACATTCACGAACATCAACTTTCGGTTTTTTCCCTAATTTTTTGAAAATGACTTTTTGTATAGGGGACCAACGGTCAAAAAAACCGAAAATATTCGACATAACACGTGGATTTGTCCAAATACTTTTATCTTTACTACCTGTAGCGCTGCCACGATTTCCACTGGTATTCATAGCAAATTTAATAATATTATTATAAAAATCGTCGATGTGGTTTTTGGGTAAAACGTTTTTTCTAAATCTTAATAATAATTTACCTTCCTTTGTATAAACATCAGCATCATGGTCAATTATTTCTGATATGTCATCACGTTTGACAAATTTATCCATTTTTTTCTCCATTTTAGCGTCGTCAAAAACCTTATCTACTGTGTATATTTTGATTCCATTTTTATTTTCAATTGAAACTATAGTCATTTATTTATTATATAATGAGATTTTATAATTAGTGGAGAACCTAGATAAAATTTTTGTATAAATATATTGTTTAATTATATATGCCAACAAAAAAATCAACAAAGAAATCAATCAAAAAATCAATAAACAAAAGAGTTACACGAAGAAAATCAAAATCTTTACAACAAAAAACAAAAAACAACAAAAAATATAATGGAAATTTTGATTATACTAATGATTTAACAGATATCGAAACAACAACTCTGCGGAAATATACAGAAACAGAAGATTTATTTATTAACAAAATATTAAGAATCGAAAAAACTTATAAAGATTTATATGATACTATGAATAATGAAGAAATTGATGATAAAAACAAAAAAATAGAAGAAATAATTGAAAAAATTAAAATTATTGATAACATTATGAAATCAAAAGCGCCTCTAGCAAATGATGATTTAATTGTATATAGAGGAACAAATAATAAAAAAGAAGATGAACCATATTTGGGTATCAATAAAGGTTATATTTCCACTAGCAAAAGTTTGAATGCACTTGCTAAAAATAGTTGGCGATTTTTAAGTCAAACAGATAAATGCTGTCTTTATATTTATACAATCAAAAAAGGTGTCCCATATATTAATTTATCGAAAATTAGTTACTTTGGAGAAGAAAATGAATCAAATCAAGAAGAAATATTATTACCAAGAGGATTGAAAACAACATTGGTATCTACTAACGTAACTGAAATCTACGACGAACCATATACAACATACAATGTAACAATTGAATTGAATAACCAAGAAAAATACGATATCGAATCAATTGAGAATTCTCCAATCATAATTAAAATGGTTGAAGTGTTTGATTTGTTGAAAACAATTGGAGAAACAGGAGGATTAGTATATACATTTTTGTATAATTTAGCGGTTAGTAAAAAATATTCAGAAGATGAAATTGATGAAATAATTAATACCAGGGACACAGACGATTTCAATGAAGTATTCGAAGAAACTATTGATGATATCTTATTATTGGAACAACCATTTGGTGATTTAATACATGATTATAGAGATTATGTTAATGAATTATTCGAAGAATTTGCGAAATTAGAATTTTTGAAAGATGAAGATAAATCAGAATTAAATAAATTAAAAGAAGAGATAAATAGCAAAGTTGATATTATTGAAAACAACGATAGTTAACCCGATTAATTTTTTATTTGGTTAACCGTTACTAGTTATTGATATACAAAAATAAATTGTTATATATATATGAGTTTTCTAGATTTATTTGGCATATTTGGCGAAGCAGCAGCAACTGAAGGAGTTCGAAATGTTGCGGATAAAACTGTGCTCACTTCACTTTTCAAAAGTGAATTATTGAAGTTGTTACCTGATAATTATAATAAAGAAGATTTTTATAATAATTTAGTAAATGAAAAATATATAATTCAAACTAAAGGATTTACTTTTTTTTCAAATAGTGGTGATAAATTTGATTATAATATAAAAAAAGAAGATTTTGAAAATTATTTGAGAAATAATAGTATTATTAAAAATGATAATGAAACTATTGACAAGGTAATAAAATATTATAACAGTAGAAACAGTTTCTTATATTGGGGTGGAAAGAATAAACAAAAAAATACAAAGTCAAAACGTAATACAAAGAAAAATAAAAGAAATACTAAAACAAAACATATGAATAAACAAAAGAAAAATTATTAAATATCATATGTTATCGTATGAAAGATATTGATTGATAAAATAATCAAAAAGTTATTGATATATATTTATATATCAATAAATTATAAAAATGCAATATAAAAAAATATTCAATTTCAAAATACCACAATTTTATTTTATAGTTATAATAATTTTATTGTTTTCAATAATTATTTTTAATTTAGGTCTTATTGCTTATGAACCAAAATACAAAGAAGGCATAACTGCAAATGAATTGAAACAGCAAGTTGAATTACAAACTCAAAACAGAATAGCTGCTGCAAAACCAGTTTCTATGGTATTACAAAAAAAATTCAATATAACAATAAATGATTCTGCAACCTACACAGATGAACAACTAATATCGAATACCACATTTTCTGGTCAAAACCCAAAATCAACATATTTGATTTCTTCTACATCTGAAGAAACGCCTACTAATAATACAAATTCACAAAAATTTACAATAAATAATAGTACAACTGTTACTCTTCCGATTGAAACATCAAAATTCAATGATTATATCGCAATCGCTCCTGATTCTAAATCATCGTTTCCACCGAATTTTACTCTAACCATCACAAATAATCAAACAGAAAATGGATTACAAATTGCTTTATGGGGCTCAAATAAATCGTCTATACCAAGTAATGGATTAATTGGTGCATATAATATTGAAAAAACACCCTATGTCGTTAGTAATTTTGTAGTTGATTCAAAAAATGGCTTGACAATTGCGGGATTAAATATTGGTAATAACGCATTGAATATATTTAGTTCAAATGATATTCATGATAATAAGTATAATATTATTGGAAAAGTTACACAAGTAGATAATGTAATTACTATAAATTGTACAAATGCAAAAGGTGTAACTGGTATATTAATTTATTTAGGGATACCAACTAAAATACAAATTTAATTTAATTTACCGAATATTTATTTTGTTGGTGGGTTTTGTTTGATGGTTCGTGGTTTGCCTAACAACAATAATGAATTGATGAACGTTTTTGTAGTAAAGATTTAAAAATTTTTTTATCTATACCCCATAGATACTTCTTTGTACGTTAAAATTATTTAATATTTGTTCTGGGGTTAAAACACTAGTATTACCTAAAACCGCGCCGATATAACCATCAAATGTGTATCCAGGATAATCTGTTTCTGAACCTATAAGAACATAGGTTGCTGTACTCAAAGTATTTCCTATATTACACGTACTTGTTGAATCTAACATTCCATTTATATATAAGCAAACTGTTCCTGTAGATTTTTCGCGTGTTACAGCAACAAATGTCCATATACCTGTATTTACTGCTTGATTAGAACTAAAAGTTATATCACTACCTACTAAACTACCGTCTCCATATGCTAAATAGCCGTTAGCATCTAAACCAAAACCAAAATCATTATTGACGCCACCTGTTTCTGTTGAAACAATATACATCAAATTGTAATGATTGAAACCATATCCTACATTTGTTGTATTTATCCAAGCACAATATGTAAAATCGTCACTAATTTCATCTGGTCTTAAAAATGCAATATAATTATAATTTAAATATGCTTCAGACGAATCTAATAAATTTTGTGTAAATTTGAATGAATTTATTCCGTCATTATTAGAAAAAATTGGAGAAGTATACTCTGATGGTGTTTCATCATATGTAACACTATTAGGGTATAGTGTTGCATCATATATAGAACCACCAGTTCCTATATTGAACCATGTTGAACCGTCACCAGGATAACTATTAGTATCATTTGCCTCAAAATGTATTAAAAGGTCTGCTGTAATAATTTGCGCTGGTGCTGGTGCGGGTGCTGGTGCTGGTGCTGGTGCTGGTGCTGGTGCTGGTGCTGGTGCTGGTGCTGGTGCTGGTGCTGGTGCTGGTGCGGG